ATGAAGTCCATTGGTCTCCCCTCCACGTGTTTAGTAATGACACGCATACCTTACCACATTTATAAAGATTTGGATTGAATCTTATATTGTCTCCATTGGTGCAATATTTAACACTTGGTGGGTTATGAGGGTAATTATGCGGAAAAGTTAACTCGAAGAAATAAAAACCACCAAAATAGGGAGTGTCCTCGGGACCGATAATCATAGCATATCCTTTTAGCATGTCGCTGTCGTCGTGTATGTAATAAATTCCGTGTTCGGTTAGTGGATTTTTAATAATATTGCGGACGTCATTTAATAAGCGTTTAACGGATTCTCTCGAGATGGAGCTCATATTTTTTTAAAAAATTTTATTTATTTATATATTATTCATCTATTTGTTTTATATACTTTTGATAAAACAAATTAATTGTTTTTCTTTAGAAGTAGAGAGAAGAAATTAATTAATTAAAGAAATCTCTCTTTTTAAAAAATCATTTTTTTAGTACTTTAAAGAAAACATTTTGTGATAAATACATAAAAATAAAACTTTAATATTCTTAATTTAAAATGTTAACGGCACAACCTCAATATGAAGATTTAGTTGACTTTTTGACCAAGCACAAGGTTACGGATAAGGCCAAGATCATTACTCATACTAGAATTGGTGATAAGATTGACAAGAATGCCTCTCCTAAGCCAAACCCGATTTATGGAGGAAGTTATTCCATTCCAGAGTCTGAACTAGATGTATTTTATGAGTTATATTATAAAGCTATTTTCGTTATGCGAAAAAAAGAGTATTTAACCGAAGCTCAGTTACCAAGTGGCTTAGGCCCGATGGCAGTAGATCTTGACTTTAAGTACAATTACATGGATGTGGTTTCGCGACCCCATACAGACGAGACTATTACTGATGTCATCATGCTTTATTTGGATGAGATGAAAAACTTTTTCTTATTCGAGGAAGACAAGTCTTTTGAGGTGTTTGCTTTTGAGAAACCGAATGTAAATCGTCTTTTGGATGGTTCCATGACAAAAGACGGAATTCATCTTATATTTGGGCTTCAAATAAATCACACAATTCAATTAATGATTCGCGAGAGTATGGTTCAAAAACTGGGCGAAGTATTGGCCGAGTTACCATTGATTAACGACATGGAAAACATTTTGGATGAGGGTATTACAAAAGGTACTACCAATTGGCAGCTGTTTGGTTCAAGGAAGCCCTACCATGACGCCTACGAGTTGAAACAGCATTGGGTAATTAAGTGGGATCAACAAGATAATATGTTTATTACTGTGGAGAAACCGGTGGAAGAATTTAACATGCGATTGAATTTCAAGAAGTTATCTGTTCAGTACACGGGAAATCCTTCTTACCAGATAAATCCAGATATTCTTCCGAAATACAATGAGCGTTCGCAGAAGAATAAAAAGCGAACCACAAGACCCTCCACTGGCACTGTTATGAATAGGCTTATTCGTAATGTTCCTCAGGAAGATGAAAGTATTGGTTGTATAGGCGATATTACCACGATTGAGTTATTGGAAAAGGCTGTCAGCACTATGTTGAGCGGGTTAGAGCCCTCCGAATATGAAATCCAAGAGTTACACGACTATGTTCATATTTTACCTTCGAAATATTACGAACCAGGTTCTCATTTGTTAAACCGCCAGGTCGCTTTTGCGTTAAAAAACAAAGACAACCGTTTGTTTTGGTCTTGGATGTTGTTACGAAGTAAAGCGAGTGATTTTGACATTTTTGACATTGGTGCCAAGTATGAGGAGTGGACGAAGATGAGACATCGTAAAGACGGTATCACGGAGCGTTCTATTTCGTACTGGGCCAAGCAGGATGCGTTTGATGAATATGAGAAAATTAAAACAGAAACCATTGATCACCATTTGGAGATAACCATGGAGTCTAAAACGGAGTTTGATGCGGCACGTGTTTTGTTGAAAATGTTTTCAGATAAGTATGTCTGTACTAGTCTTCAATCTAAAACTTGGTTTGCCTTTAAGGATCATCGTTGGATTGAGGACAAAGGCTTAACATTGAGAAAGGCAATCTCAACCAATATGTATGAGCTTTACGATAAGAAAAGAGCTCGCTTGAATAGTGATTTAGATTCGATAAACCAAGAGGCAGAACCAGACCGAACTTTATTATTGAATAAGAAAGTAAAGGGTGCCACAGAGTTAATGATGGCGTTGAAAAAAACAACCGACAAGGATCACATCATGAGGGAGGCGATGGAGCTTTTTTACAGTGAGGAATTTGTGAAAAGTGCCGATTGTAATCCAAAGTTAATGTGTTTTAAGAATGGAATTATTGATTTTGATAGAAAGACGTTTCGTGCTGGGAATCCGGAAGATTACATCACCATGACGACTGGCATTGATTACATTGAGCTGGATGAGTCCAATCACGAGATGATGGAAATTCGTGAGGAAGTTTTAGACCTCATGAGGAAGCTATTTCCTGACCCCGAGTTAAATCGTTACATGTGGGATCATTTAGCCTCGTGCTTAATTGGAACATCTTTAAATCAAACATTTAACGTTTATTATGGAATTGGTTCGAATGGAAAATCGATATTAACTGATTTAATGTCTCGTGCTTTAGGTGATTATAAGGGGAGTGTTCCCCTCACTTTAATTACCGACAAAAGAAGTGCCATTGGAGGAACTTCTTCGGAGATTATTCAGTTGAAAGGAGTTCGTTATGCGGTCATGCAGGAGCCTTCTAAGGATACCAAAATTAATGAAGGTATTATGAAAGAGCTAACTGGTGGCGATCCCTTACAAGGTCGAGCACTTTACAATGAGAGCGAGACGTTTACCCCGCAGTTTAATCTTGTGGTCTGCACCAACAGTCAGTTTAAAATTGAGAGTAACGATGATGGCACTTGGAGACGTATTCGTGAGGTGGCTTTTAATTCCAAATTCGTAGACGATGAGTCGGAAATTCCCGCAGAACAAAACGCAACTTCGGTGCAACAATGTTTTTTGAAGGATAAGAATTTGAAGGAGAAGTTGCCAAAATTAGCCCCGATTTTCATGAGCATGTTAGTAACAAGGGCATTTGAGACGGGGGGTAAGGTAGATGATTGTGCGATTGTGATGGAGGCGTCGCGTGCGTACAGGTTATCTCAGGATAAGATTACCACTTTTGTGAATCAGTATTTCGAACTAACGGAGAATCCCAAGAAAGACTTTGTACCGCTCACTGTGATAAAGAATCAGTTCAAGACATTTTCCGATAACCACGCCGCCCGGTTTCCGTCAGCAGAATTTTACGCTCATTTTGAGAAACAGGCAAAGTACAAGGGCAAGGTTTATTTTGACGAAAGAAAAACCAAACTTTGCGGCGTGAAGATCATTATACGAGAACACCTGGCAGGCGTAGTGGATGTAGATTTAGAAAATATAGTTCAAAATTCAGAAGTTTAGATGAGATTTTTATAGCACAGTTTATTATTTATTTATTTTTGTATAAGTAATTAAATAATTTTTATACTAATTATTCTTGGTTGGGCGAGTAAGTTATATCTGGATTTTTATAAACATTTTTTGGTAGCAAGGAAACTATGTTATCATATAAGGTACCTAATAATAGAAATAATCTGGTACATACGAAAGGATAAACAATAAAAGCGATTAGCATCACAATTTTTGTTTTGCGTCCAATGTCTGAGGGGCGAACTATTATTGAAACCGCAAGACTAACGCATGCGATAAAATAGAAAAACAGAAGAATCTTATAGTAAAAGTATAAGCTCTCTATTTTTTGATTCTCGTAAAATGTTTTACGGTCATTTGTAACGACATCAGAAAACTTTTTTTTTAATTCTATTGTCATGGTCTTGTTTTGTTCTATTAAACTATTATAATAATCCTCCACATTGGAGACGTTATTTAATAATCCTTCATAAGTATTGATGGAGGTTATAGTATTTTCAGTTGCTGTAATAAAATCTCTGCTAAATCTTTGACTATTTGCCTGTGCTTCTGTTGTGAACCTTTCTTCAACTCCTTGACTGTATACCGCGGCTCCTTTCGTGTAGATTATGTATTCTTTATTGCTGGCTTCTACTTGACTTGGAGCTGTAGCTAAGTTATTTTCAGCGTCTAGAACAGATTCCCTGAGAGCATTTTCTTTCTTATTTCGCTGACAAGTTTCATCGCATGTTATTAAATTGTTTGCTTGGCTTAAAAAATTATTAAAATCTCCAATGTTAAAAGATGACATCTTTTTTTCTGTATTTCTAATATATTACTATATATTATAAGTTAGGGGGTTGAAGAAAACAAAATTAAAAATTTATTCAATTTTAAAGTTATTCATTTAAAAGGCATTATAGTTAAAAAACCCCTCTGTGCTAGATACCACACATACATTGTTGGCGGAATCGTATGTGAGTCCATCACTGCAACATGCGTTTCCAATACATGTTAACCCTATACCATCCAGGGAAGGGGATCTTAAAACCCATGGGTCTACATTATTTGTGGATATTTTCTTCTTGGGTGCGGCAGCGGGATCAAAATTCCAGTTATATGTTTGATAATTCATGCTGTCTCTAGTCAATATAGAACTTATTATTTTTGAAAGGAAGACACCGCCAATTATTGCTATGACTGTGACTAAAAGAAAGTATATTTGACTGGATAATAAACCTTTTTGTAAAAGCAAAGAGAGAATTAATATGGGTACCAACATGGCGACCAATATTTTCATCAAGTAAGAATGTTCCTCGTATCTTTGGCCGTAGTAGTCATTTATTTCTACAAGTCTGATTTTATTATTTTTCTCTTCTTCTAACGTCATCAATCTTTGTTTTGCGGAATTTAATTCCGTTTCAATGATTCCAATTGTTTCAGTTTGTTGAACTAAGGTGTCCCTTGAATCAGTCAACGCGTCATGATAAAAACTATTTACTCCCCCTAATGTTAGGTATAAATTCAGTCGCATTTTTGAAATGTCGTTAATTTTTTCAATTATTTCATTTTTTTGGTCGACAGTTAGTCCGGTATTTTCTTCTAAATTGTTAAATAACTCTTGTTCAATGGCCTGCAAGGCTTGTATATCATTTAAAATGTTTGAATTGGCATCTTCCACATCAGGTGATGTGGAAGTAGTCGTCGGTGTGTCCGTGCAGCAGTCTGCGTCGTCTTTACCACAAGTAGTCAAGGATTTAAAAGATCCGCAGGTTTGGTTTGTCTTGTTCCAATAGCACGGATTGGACGTGTGTGTTATTTTGGCGGATGTACAGTCGCCGCAATTGGTAATTTGTTTACAAGAGGTAAACCCTTCCCTAACTTTTTCGAATAAATTCTGAAACATAATTATTTTATATATAAGTATATAAAATAAATCAATTTTT